CCAACGGGACGGAAACCATATGGGGCTGCCGTAGTAGCCATTTAGGTATCCTCCTTCAAAGGACAGGGTTGAAGCACAACGGGCGAGACCTAAAGGGGTTTCGCGCCGCCGCCGAAAGTTACCCGCGTAGACGATTCATTAAGTTTCGGCATACGCGGATCATCTTCCCGCATGAAGTTATGATTGACCGATTCGTACTGCTTCCGAGCTACGTCAGCATAATAATCTGCCCTGGCCTTGTAGTTCTCCTCGCTCGTCTTGCACAGGAGAAGCCCGCCTACCTCGATATTCCCGGTATAATCACTGCCCCTATCGGAGGCCAGCATCATCTCCGGGTGGTCCTGCGCCCTCACAGGCTCCCAGCCCTCACGGAATCTCTTGGATACATTGACATTATCCTGATTTCCCATGATGGAAGTTCTGATCCAGCGAAAAACCCACCCACCCTGCGGAGCAGGGTCAGGCAATACCTGCGGGGGTTCCCAAGGCTTTTCCCTCTCGTTAGCTTCACGAGAATCGGTCTCTCTGGGTGTGCGCTCATCTGCCGCTATGTCAGCCATTGGTCATCTCCTTCACAACCTGTGCCGCATATTGTTCCGGCGTTATCCCAAGTTTACTGGCGAGGCGCACCTGGGAGGAAGATAGCTCCACTTTGCTCGGCTTTTTGCCACCACGACCTGCGGGGGCGACCACCGGGGTCTTTCGAGAAGTCGGAGCCCCACTTCCGGAGGATGCTGCCTTCTCGAAACTGTCCGGGAATTTATCCCTTAGCTCATTATCCACGATCTCATAATACTCATCGTGGACGAGGGGATTATACCCCCTGCGAATAAGCTGCTCATGTACACCTATAGCGAAGCCCGTCAATTGCTCATAGCCGGGCTTCTGAAACCATGGATTCTTTTGTAACCAAGCCACCGCCTTCGGGTCCGGAGATGGCACATGTTGCTGCGACTGCTGCTGGGCGGCTAGCTCCTGGTCAGCAGGCTGTCCATCGTAGACGCCCGGCGCGGCAACATTGTAATGGGACCGCTCCGCATGGAGACGCGAGACCTCCGACTGCGCGTCGGCAATGGCGTCAGAATCGCCGGTCTCATAGGCTTCCTTGAACTTCTGCTTCGCGGCGTCGAGTTCGACATCGTTCTTAGCGGAGACTTGATCGTAGAGCAGCCTCCGGCTATTCGACAACTGGCCCTTGAGCGCCTTGTTCTCCTCCTGCACGTTCTGGGCATAACGAACGGCCTCATTATTCTCGCGCTGCGCCGTCTCCTTCTCCCGGCGTTCATTATGAAACTCGTAACGAAGTGTATCGAAGCGAGTTTTCACACGTTCGGAGAGACCGGGGATATCCTCCTCCAAGTCCCCCGAGACTTCTCCACGCGGAGGCCGATTACGATCCTCTTCAGGGGTGTCGTCAACAACAGACACCTCCACCTCTACGGCGTCGTCAAGCGTCACATCGACAGGATCAGTGAAACTGCCCGACTTCTCTTCCGTGAAGAGATCGTCCTGAGACACATCTTCTTCCAGGACAGTCTCTTTGGCGACTGCGGATTGCTTACTCATCCCCGTACCACCCCCCTCGGATCATCAACAACGGCCTGAGGCACGTCATCGGTAATAAGCCTGAATTTCTTCCCATGGATATCAAGGCGCGTTCCCGAATATGCCTTCATAACAATCCAGTCCCCCACCTTAACATACGAACCGCTGGGAAATTTCCTCTGCGGGAGTTCAACATAACAATCCGGGCCAAGTGCCATAACATAGGCAGTGATGCCGCCCGTCTCCTCACGGGACCGAGCCTCATCCGTAAGATATATCCCCCCGTCTGTCTTTTCCTCCTGCTCGGGGAGCGCCACCAGTATGTGATAGGAGCAAGGCCGTGGCAACTGGCTGGCCACTTTCCTTCCCTTCTCCTCACTCAACTCGACAACATTTCTATCGGACATAGGTCTCTCCTTGCGTTCTTGCCCTAAGGCGAGGGGAACGCGCCCTTGCGTTTGTTAGCCCAATGGCAGGCAGTGGCGATCTGCCCCGATGTTTCACATGAAACATTGTTCCACTATCCCGATCCGTCTTCCATCTTCCTTTGCTTTTCCATCAGGTCCAGCAACTCTCTCTCCGCCATCGCGATGCCCTCGATGACCCCGACCATCTTCTGGTACGCATCGAATGACGCAGCGGCACCTAGGGCAAGATCGTCAGCCCGCTCATTCAACAACTCGCGCAATACCTTTCGATAAGCCAAAAACAAAGATTCTTCAAGCAATATTAACGTCCCCCGCTCCGCTTTGCATCATCATCCAGCAGCGCCTTGCCCACCTCGGCTGTAAGGCGCGCCCTTTCCAGAGCAGCTTTCTCCTCACTCTCGGAGACCTTCAGAGCGATTTCATCCTCTGCCTTTGCCATCTCGACACCCAACTTAACGCCTTCAAGCTCTTCCTTCTGCGCCATCCGCTCACGCTCAAGCTCCTGGGAAGACCTCGCTTTCTCGGCGTTGAGCGCGATCCTCGCCTTGTCGGTCTGCGCCTTCCTCCGGATATCCTCACCCCGTAGCCGAAGCTCTTCCTTCTGCAACTGGAACATCGGGTCTTGCGCCTGCTTCTGGGCCTCCTGCTGTTGAGCCTCGGCAACATCCTTGTTGAACAAACGCTCGGCGGCCTCTGCAACGAGACGTGACAGCTTGGCCTCGACATCCTCGGGCAGCGGGCTGTCGGGGGGAGGAAGCTCCAGGCCAAGCTGCTTTTCAATCTCCCGACGATAGAGGAAACCGAGATGCTCCTGCACATGCGCAGCCATGGCAGCGGCGATCACCGTTGCCATCGGGCTCTTGGAGACAAGCTGCTGTATTTTCGGGTCCTGTATGGCAGCCATGTGAATCTGAATATGAGCCTCTTGATCCTGGCTGATGAACGCCTTCAGCGGCTTGCTGTTCAGTGCATCCATATTTTCCGAAACAGGATCACGCAGCTTCATCTCATCGCTCAGAGGAATGATCTTATCGGCGTCCTGAATACCCAGAACATCCAGCATCTGCCGGTGGAGTTCTGGCAGATCGTACATCTGCGGGGCGCTTTGAGAGAGTTGCAACGCCGCTTGATACTGCATGATGCGCTGGCTCATGGTGGCGGCGTTGGGATCGGACACCGGGATGATGTCCACACGGCCATCGAAGTCGTCGCTCTTTATGGCCTCCTTGTCGTCGGGCTCGTATTCGTATTCATCCTCCGCGTAGTCGCGAACAATACCGGCGATCAGGATGAACTCCTTACGCATGGCGTCATGGAGCCGAGCCTGGATGGCCGACATCACCTTCATCGACCGCTCAATGAGGGCCAGGGTGGTACCCACAGGGGCATCCTGCTTCATGTCGGCCAGCTTCAGGTCGGTGATTGAAGCGAACCGCCTGCCTTCCTCGACAATCTCCCCCAGCAGAGCGTGGAGAACATTGCTCGGCTCTTTGTATGGAAGGAAGGCAATATTGTCCTTTATAGCGCCACCGGGGATATCAACGTCCCTGAATTCACCCGGCATGATCGGGGAGTCGTCCCCCTTGATGCGCAACCCTCTCGATTTCAACCCCCCTGGCAGGTTCGATAGCGTTCCGGCATCGACAAGCTGGCGCAGGAGGGAGGTGGCTGATTTAGCGATGCCACCGAGCAGATGGATGAGGCCGAAACCGTAGAATCCCATGCCGGGCATGTACTGATAATGAACAAAGTGCAGCCGCTTCATCCGCAAGGGATTGTCTTCGTACCAGTTGCGCCTTATCGACAGGACGGCATCACCGCCCTTCACCAGAGTGACAACGTAGGGGAGGGCAATGCCGGTTTGCTCGCCGTCGTCGCCAACGTCTTCATAGCCCTCAAGATCAAGATCGACGTGCATCTCCAGCAGAACGTAACGATCATCGTGCTCGTATGTGGGGCTCTCGCCCTCAAGCTCATCGTACTTCTCCTGGATGTCCGAGAAATGCGGAGCGTTGGGCGACAGTTCGATATCGCGATAGAGCCCGGCCACCTGCAACTTGCGGATATCGTTCTGGCCCTTCCGCATAACATGCGTATAGCGCGAGGCAGTCTGGAGATCGGAAGCCCCGTAGGAGACTACAAAGTCCTCGGCTGGGACGAAATGGGAGCATACGCGCCCCATATTGGGATCGTAGAAGACCTTCTTGAACGACGAACCTGCGAGGGGCAGCGAGAACAGCATCTGCTCCGTTTCCGGCCTGAACTCCGTCATCTTCTCGGTCAGCAGATAGTTCATATGCTGCTGGATGCGCTGCGCCTGCTCCTCTTT